CCAAGATGTGGAAGATGCAGCTCGACCTCGCCACCAAGGCTATCGCCGCAGCAAAGACACCGGCTGCCGCGATCGACATCCTGGATAAGGCGAAGAAGAAGAGCGACGACGGCGACATGGACCCGCACCATGTCGGCATTGTCGAGGAGCTGGCCCACAAGCGCGTGGCTGAGCTGAAGAAGGTGCCGCAGAAGGCCACGCAGCGTCTGGGGGTGTCAGCATGATCTCCGCACCTGAGCTGCTGTTGATCAAGTCGCGATTGATGCAGGGGGCAGACGCTGCTCGCAAGATCGCTACGAGTACTGATCCGGTGTTCTATGACCAGGAGCAGTACGAAGCCGTGTTCACGGCGCTGACGTCGATGAGCCAGGACTTGAGCCGCATCCTGGCGGAACTGGATGTCCTGAGAGGCATGTTCTACAGCGGCGTATCCCTGTTCCTTTCGTCGGAGATGAACCATGGCAACGGAATGCCGAACGCTGGAAGAGATGTGGTCGGAGTGCCAGAGCAGGCCAATAGCGGCAGTGGCGAGGGAGAACCTCCGGTCAGTCAGGGGGCTGATGGAGGAGTTCCGTCGAGCGGGCCTGTTCGGAAACGAACCAAGCGATCCCAGCCCCGACGAAATACGAAGGGAGATGCGGAAATTTCGGTCGCAGTGGGACCGGGAGACGGAAGCGGCGAGGTGGATAGCGGCAAGGACGGTTGAGACAGCGTTGGTCTGAGCAAGGAGGCTCGCAGGGTATGGACTTTTTGTTCGAGGACATGGATGACGGCGAGACGAAGCCCAAGCGTTTCGCCGCTCGCCCGTACCAGATTGCCGCCGTAGACGCCGTGGAGCGGACGCTGCGTGATCGCAGCTCATGTTTCATCGTCTTGGCAACTGGCTGCGGGAAAACAGAAATCGGGATTCTGCTCTGGGAGAAAGTCTGCAAGGGCGACGGAATCCTGGTCATCACGCCCCGGATCGAACTGGTGGATCAAGCGGCTGATCGCTTTCGATCCAGGGGCGTACCCTGCGAGATTGAGCGGGCGCACTATCACAGCGACTCGAAGGTCACAATCGCCTGCTATGACTCGCTAATCAAGAAGCGGCGATACGAGAAGTTCATTGGCAGGGTGAAGCTCGTCTTGGTGGACGAGTCGCACATGAACTTCACTCGCGCCGCCATCCGCATGCTGGATGAGCTGCGGCAGAGCGGAGCCAAGATCGTCGGCATGACGGCCACGCCGCGGGTCGGCAAGAAGGAAAGCCTGTCGGATTGGTACGGAACCTGTGCCTACACCTACCTGTACCAGCAGGCGAGGGACGAGGGCTGGCTGGTCGGCTGCAAGATCTGGCTGACCATTCTTGACGGCCTCGACCTCTCGAAGATCCCGACGGTCTGCGGCGACTACAGCGGCGAGGAGCTGGGGCGGTGGCTCAAGCAAGAGGGGCCATGCCAAGCCGTGGCATCCCTGGTCGTGCAGACCTATGAGGGGAAGCAGTCGATGGTGTTCGCCCGAAACATCGACCAAGCCGAACTGATCTGCGACATCATCCGTCGCCGCGGGGTTCTCTGCTCCATCGTCCACTCCGACACGAACCGGCTGCCTGAGGAGGAGCGGCGGAAAAACCTTCAGGACTTCGAGGAGAAGAAGACGAACGTCATCGTCAACGTCGAGTGCCTAACCCTGGGCTGGGACTGCCCAGATGTAGAGAAAATCTATGTGGCCCGCCCGACGCAATCCATGGATCTCTACGGCCAGATTTTCGGACGCGCGACCCGACCGCTGCGTGGGGTGGTGGACGGTAAGAAGACCTCGGCTGAGCGGCGAGGTGCTATCGCTGCGTCGGCTAAGCCCTTCTTCGAGATCTTCGACCTCTGCGATGCGAGCCGGCACAACAAGCTCGTCACTGCCGCCGACTTCCTGCACCCTGGCATGGACGAGAAGCTGCAACGCCGCGTTCGTCAGCGGCAGGAGAAGAGCGGTGGATGTATTGACATCGACCACATGATTGAGCAGGAGCGAAAGGCGCTCGCTGCTGAGCAGGCAGCTCTCGACATGCTGTCGATGCACCGCCGCTCAAAGGTCAAGGCTGACGGAGAGTTCCGGTTTGTCGAGCGGGATGGCTTCGCTGACGTCGAGAGGCAGGACCGCCGCGGTCGCCGGTACACCGTCATGCTCTGGGGCAAATACAAGCGCGAGCCATTCCACAAGGTTCCCACCCACTACATCCGCTGGACGCTGGAGAACTGCAAAGACCCAGCGAACCACCCAGGATACTTCCCGGCCCTACGCAGCGAGATCGCGCGTCGGCTCACAGGGATGAAGTAATCGAACACAGACATAGCCCCGTTCAGGAAGGGGCATCCGGTATCTCACCAGCCATGGAGACTGAGGTCTAAGTGGTGAGCAGCAGTCGCCAGCGGTTGTGGCGACAACTCCTCAATGCCTCCGGTTGTACGACTGTCCGGGAGGGCGACGGGCTTCGGCTCCTTGAGGCGCAGTGACAGGGTCGAAGCTGGGTAACTGCGTCAACAAAACCACCTCAGCGGTACGGTCATGCCCCGGCTCCGGTCGGACTGATCGCCCGACTCCCTGCCATCGCGCAGGGAGTCGGTGCGCCCCTCACCAATCGGACTGATGAGTTTCAGCAAGGAGGTTGAACATGAAGACGGACGAGCAGTTCGCTGCCGACATAGCGGTCGGCAATGCGTGGGAGCAGGAGCTGTGGCAGCAGCTCAGCCTGTACATCTACGGCATTGATCCGCCGGCCAAGCCGGATCGGTTCGGTGACAAGATCATCGGCGGCTTTGACTACAAGCCAGACATGAAGCTGCGGTCTATGGTCGTGGCCCAGGGCGGCAGCGAGGAGCGGTTCTATGCCGGCGTACAGGTCAGCCTGGAGTGCAAGGTGCGGCTAGACGGATTCCATTTCACCTCGGCCGAAGACTTCCCCTATGACGACATCATCGTCAATGAGGTCTATAAGACCAGCCCTGAACACATCACCGACCACGACTACCTGAAGCTGTCGCTCGCAGCTCAGAAGGCGTACATGCGCCCGTTCCATTCCTACTGGATTGGAAGTGCAGACAAGCAGCATGTGGCCGTGATCTGCCCAGCGACCAAGCCGCTCTGGGTCCAGAGACAGACCTACTCCAGGAAGGACCGGAGGCAGGCGCTCAACTGGCACTGCCCGATCAAGAAGCCTGGGGGTGGGAACGCAGTGTTTTTCGGAAAGTTCCCGGACGATGTCGGACATCTATTGACAAGGCTTTAGGCTAGGGATAGCCAGCACAACCCCCAAGGAGAATGATGCATGAAGGTGCAGTACAAGGTCGGAAACGCGACGGTTGAGGTGGACGGTCGCGATGTGAAGGACGTCTTCTCGCAGCTCAGCGGCGCGGTCGAGGTCTTCGGCAATTCGACATGCGGGTCATGCGGTTCGCACGAAGTCGTGCCCGTCGTTCGTGAGAACCAGGGCAACACCTACTACGAGATGCGTTGCACCAACTGCGGCGCCAGCCTTGGCTTCGGCCAGCGGAAGGCGGACGGTGCCCTGTATCCGAAGCGAAAGGACAAGGAAGGCGGCTGGCTCGACGCCCGCGGCTGGCAGAAGTTCTCCCGCCAGAACCAGATGTCTGCCGCAGACGATGTGGCATTCTGATCAACCAACCGTAGGTGAGCTGATGGGCGAGCCTCTGGACGACAGGCTTTCTCCTCGCGAGTACATGGAGCTGCACAAGCGGTGTGCGGTATGTCACTGGCCTTCAAGCAGGAAAGGACGCTGGCTTGAACTTCATCACATCGTCGCTGGCCCTGGCCGAAAGGATCTGCCGAACGGCGAGTCGTGGCTGGCTGTGTGTAACCGATGCCATACTGCTATCCATAATCGGCTGCCGGAATACGGAGAGTTGCCGAAGGGAGCGTTGCTTTCGGCAAAGGAGGAGGAGGACGGATTCGTTGACGTCGAAAAGCTGGCGGCACTCAAGCACCGTCGGGCGCTGCCCTACGATCAATGCCCGATTCCCCCGAAGTTCTTAGAGGATCGAACCAGGAGAGGTGGTGACCCATGGCCCTGAGCGGTCGAGGATGCAGGAGGAAGGGGGCGGTCGGTGAGCTGGAGGCTTGCCGCGCCCTCGAATCGACGTTCGGCTGGCGCGCTCAGCGGACAGCTCCGATGCAGGCGGGCCGCAATTCGGAGTACCCGGACATTGTCTGCAAGCAGACACCGTCTCTTTTCCTGGAGGTGAAGCGCGTCGAGAAGCTCAACATTCCGCGGGCATTGGGCCTAGCCGTGAAGCAGGCAGGAAGGAAGTGTCCAGTATTAATGCACAGGACGAACCGCTCCCCGCTCGGATGGCTCATCACCCTCCGACTCGAAGACCTACCAAGGCTTAGCCATGCGTTCCAAGTTGCGGAAGACGACACAGTGGTTGAGAAAGAACTATCCGACCAAAACGCCGCTGGTGGTTCGAGTCAGTAAGAAGCTGGACCGCGATCTGCATGGTGTGTGCTGTGTCGGTGACGGTCGCGCGTTGATACGGATTGCCTCGGCAACTGAGTCGGTCATGCTGGACACACTGCTCGAAGAGTACTGCCATGTGCTTCGGCACGACACGCCAATGCCAATCCACGACGATCACGACGCGATCTTCTGGGCGATCCTTGGGCAAGTAACAAAACACTGGAGGGGCGAGTGATGTGCATGCATCGATGCCGCGCGGCAGCGCAGCAGATTATTCGCGACTGCCTGTCTATGGGGAGAAACGATGACGCCAGCACAGCAGATGCTGCGGGATGCAATCGATGTGATCGGCCAAAGGCGGACGACCTACGGCCCGCCAGCGGAACACTGGGCGATGACGGTGTCCCTAGTGAACGCCGCATTTGGGTCAGTACTGAAGACGCCCCTGACTGTTAGCGATTGGGGGCTGATCATGCTCCTCGACAAGGTGGCTCGCTGGAAGGGTCCGCTCAAGACAGCGGACGGCCCGCTCGACATGGCCGGCTATGCGGCATGCATCGCGGAGGTCGAGGGCTACGGCCCAGCGCGTAGCATCCAGAAAGAGATGGAAGACTTTGCGGCCCAGTGTACGAGGTTGGCGTGAGCGACGCTGCGTTATCTCAGTGCCTGGACCTGGAGCTGTCAGAGCGGTCGGCCGTCGAGGTCGCCGCCGCCTACCGCGCCCTGTGCGGGGCGCTCCTGCTCCGTACCGCCGCCGCCGCACGCTCGAAGATCCCGCCGCGGAAGCGCGAGGTAGACCAGCGGCGGACGGCCCTGAACTGGGCCGGCGGGAGCCAGGGGGTGATCACATTCGAGGAGGCGTGTGACGCCCTGAACATGCGGCCCGAACGGGCCAGGGATGCGATCGAACGGTATGCCCGTCTGGGGGGCGTCAAGGCCATAAGCAAGGCGATGTTGACGCGGAAGCCCGTCCAGAGGAAACGCCATGCCCCCCAAGATGTCGGTCGCAGAGAAGTTCCGCCTGTTACTGGAGTGGATGCCAGCACTCCAGATGCTGCCGGTGATCGCAGCCAGCCAGCCTGGGCGGGACCAAGTTCTCCAGGTGGTTCGCCTCCTGGAGATCGTCGCCACAAAGACAGTTGGCAATGTCGATGATGAGCTGGCCCGCCTGCTCAAGGACGTCCTGCTGACGGAGTCCGGCGGCAAGCTGGTGGACTACATCGTCTCGCAGATCAAGGAGCTGACCGATGGGGCTGCTTGATCTCCTGGTCGTTGGAACGCTGGGGCTGATGGCTTCGTGGCCCTGGATCGCCACTGCCGTCTCCAGCTTCGTTGCGCCCAGGTCTGCTGCATCCGCTGCCACATCCGCGGTCGGCAGTCCAATAGAGGAGTGGCGGCAGACCTGGGCCTCGACGCTCATCACGCTGATCGATGACTTGGAGAACGGCGAAGGCCATGTGCCTGACTCCAAGGCTGCCCTCAGGCTTAGCAAGGAGCTGCTCTGGGAGATCATTGGAGGCGACGGGACACCCCCGTCGAAGGCCAAATGAAGACCAGACTCCTCGCCTGCGTCGTGCTTGCTCTGGCCTACGGTGCATACCGTCTGGCCCCGTCTCTCTCCATCCCGCTCCCGCTTGCTGCCCCAGCCGTGGCCGTGCCGTTCGAGGGAGTCGGCAAGCTGGCGGCCGGCATGAGCCAGGGCGACAGGGTCGCCATGCGTGAGGCGTATCTGATCCTGTCGCGATCGGTGCGGGAAGACCCTGCCGAAGATCCGGTGTTCATCGACACCGCCGCCGTCCGTCGGGCGCACCGCGCCGCCCTGCTCACCGTCTGGAAGGGTGTCCTCGACAACAAGACAGGCGAGATCCCCGGCCTGAAGGAGGCGCTCGAAGGTGCGGTCAACGCCCGCATCGGGTCGGGCGACATCCCCATGAATCCCTCCCTCAAAGGCGAAACCGCGAAAGCGTTCGAGGATATCGCCGCATCGGTGCGATGACAGACAGACAAGATCTGATCTTCGAGCAGCAGGGCGATCTCATCCGCGAGTATGAGAAGGGCTTTGCCGGCGCGTACCGGGACGACGCCGCCAGGGAGCGGCTGCGTCAGCACATCGCAGACATCGGCGGCTATGCCGAAGCTGGGCTGGTCTGTCAGGCAGCGGGCTTCTACGGCAGCGGTGCCGGCAAGCTGAGCCTAACCTACATGGCAGCTCAACAGCTCTACCCTGGCGTCCTGCCTGGGGGCAGGCAGCTCCGCGGCGACTGCGTGTCCTGGTCGAGCCGAACAACCGGCCTCGTCAGCTACTGTGCGGCTCTCCTCTACGGTGCGAATGCCCAACGCAACGACGCACCTGAGGCGTCGGAGGAAGCAATCGCCAACGGTCTGTTCTCGACTGAGAGCTGGTACTGGTATCGCGGGTATGACGGCGACGGGTGGAGCTGCTCGGCTGCCGCAGATGTCGGCCTGAAGCAGGGCGGTCTGGTGCTGCGGCAGAACTACGCGGACCTCGGCATCGACCTCACTGAGTACACGCCGTCCAAGGCTGGGCGGTACGGGCGGACCCCGCCTCCTGGCGAGGTGCGGGCGATGACCTCGAAGTACCTCCTCCAGAACGCCACCGTCATCAGCACCTGGGAGCAGGCCCGCGACATGCTGGCCCAGGGCTACGCGCTCAGTACATGCGGCGGCGAATCCTGGAGCCACGCCAGGGATTCACATGGCGTCTGCTCGCGCACCAACCAGGGGTGGGCGCACGCGATTTCGGTGATTGCGTGTGATGACCGCGACGAGATCCGTAAGAAATATGGGTCAGGACTCCTTTTGTATTGCAACTCCTGGGGCGAGTACCTGTCTGGGAGCCGGCGGATCTACGGCACAGACCTGGAGATTCCACCTGGATGTTTCTGGGGTAGGTGGGACGACAGTCATCGACGGTCGATGATCGCGTTCTCTACCGGCAGGGGGTGGGAGCCTAACGCCCTGCCCGATTGGGGACTTGGAGGAATTGTATGAAGGCGAAGCTGCTCTGGTCGATCGTCGCCGCGGTTGCGGTGTGGCAAGTCGAGTTGGCTGTGCGAGCTGGCGTGGCTGCGAGCCGCCGCCCTCGACGCGGCGCCTCTGTCGTGGACATCACGCCCACCCCAGCTCCGTCCCGAACTGTGTCTCCCCCTAAATGCCAAGGCCCATCATGCCCAACTCCGTCGCAGCATCTCCCGCCACAGAGAGTGATCGTTCGGTGAACCCAGGCGCTGAGTTCCTCTACAGGGTGGCCGAAAGATTCGGGCTGCCGGTGGTCATCCTTGTCCTGGTACTCTGGTGGGCAAGAACAGACATTGTGCAGCCGTTGATGGACGCGCATTTCGGCGTCGTCAGGGAGATAGTCGAGGGCCAGCGGCGGCACAGTGAGGAGGTCCGTTCGGTAGGGAGCAAGCTGGATGAACTTATTGAGTTGCAACGCAGCAGATAATGCCCCGCCAAAGGCGGCTGAACAAGCAGCAGCAGGCCGTCGCAGAGGCGGCAATGCGGTTCGTCCAGCCATCCATAGCGAGCTTCGTGAAGAAGAATGCCGACCTCAGGTCGAGCATTCGCCGCGTTGATCTGGAGTCGGTCGCCTTCCAGGCGATCTGCATGGCGGCTTTCACCTACGATCCCAGTAGGAGCCAGCCCACAACGTACTTCGGCAGTGCCATCCGGCATGCCCTGTATCGCGAAGTCCTGAAGCAGCAGCAGCTCGACGGTCGGTACGTTCCCGTCGATAAGATCCTGGAGCCGCAGCCAAATCGCAGCCGCACCCGCCAGGAGATGCGGGCGCTCAAGGCACTGAGGATGATGTCGGCCTTCGACCGCGACCTCCTCGAAGATCGTCTGATCGAACAGGTCACCCTGGAGCAGCTCAGTAGCGAGCATGACTGCGACCCGCGGACGATTGCCAAGAGGGTGCAGCGGGCGATCGACCGGCTCAAGACCGCGGAGGCGAATCTGCCCTAGCCTGCCGCCGCTGGATCTCCCGGTCGAGATACCAGCGGGCCTTCTCTAGATCCTCGACGGCGTCGCCTTTCAAGCCGGCTCGCCAGATGTACTTGATCGCGTTGCCAATACAGAACCCGTAGTGTTCCGCTATGTCGATGCACTCCACGCCAGACGGGTGGGAGTTGTAGTGCGGCGGATGATGGACTGCGTCGCTCACTTTGCCAGCTCCTCTCTAGCCATCTTGTTGATCCGCTTGTAGTCGGTGACCAGGGGGTAGTTCAGTCGGGCGGCATTGAGTGCTGCCTGCACTTGCCACCTGTTGGGGAACGTCCGCTTGTTGTCATAGACCTTCTGCCGCAGCGTCCACAGTGCGATGTCGTCCTTCGACCAGCCTTCCTTCTTCATGCCGGCCATGGCTTCGCACATCTCACGCTCGACTATGTCTGGCTTGTAGCGTCTGGCCGCACCCTCGCCCAGGATCTTCCACCCGATCGGGCATCCGCGGCTGTGAGGCAGACCCTGCCGCTGCCGTGCCAGCATCGTCTCGCGGGTACGCTCAGCGGTGAACTCACGCTCCAGCTCGGCCACGGCCAGGAGGATCGACCGGAAGAACCGGCCCAGCGGGGTGCTGGTATCCACCTGGAGGTCAAGGCTATGGAAGTGGACGCCCCTGTCGTTCCACTGGTCGATGCTGACCAGCCCGTCACGCAGGCTGCGGAACGGGCGGTCTAGCTTGGCGACGACGATGTGGTCCCCAGGCTGCGTGATGGTATGGATCACCCTGCCGGCCTCGCGTTCGCTCAGCGGGATGCGGGCAGATGTGGCAGGGTCATAGTAGAACCCGCCCCACTCCACGCCTTTCGGCTGGAGCGTCCGCTGATAGTACTCGTAGACCCTGTGGGCCTGAGCCTCCTGCGTCAACTCCTGCTTGTTGGTGGAGTGGCGACCGTACCCGTAGCAGATGGATGGTCTGTTCATTAGGTGTAGTCCTGGACGGTGTACCACTGGCGTGCGCGATGGGCGAAACCAGGGGACAGCATGATGTGGAACATGGCTTCGATCAGATACTTCGGCACACAGAACTCAGGACACGCACAGTCGGGCCATGAGTTGCGGTGGGCTATCGTTTCGGTAAGCATCCCTGCCATGCACAGGTCGGAGAACGATAGCTTGTTGCCGCTGTACTGCTCCGAATACGGAACCAGCGAAGGCGGCAGCAGACTTCGATCGCAGAACGATGCATCGGCATGAGCGTAGCTGTCGATGTATGTGCCGATCGCGTCAAGGATTTCTGGAGACATGACAACATGCGTTTCTTTCGGGTCGTCGCTGCTCCATACGGCAAGCGCACGCACCAGGAACTCACGCAATTCGTCGTCGCTTGCTTTGCCGCGAAAGCTGTCCGCAGTCTTTTCTGTCATTTCCATCTCCCATGGTGCGCCGCCACAAACAAGAACAAAAACGCCACCGCAAAGGTGATGTAATCTATCATTTCTTCCCCCTCTTCTGTGTGCCATGTCGCGGGGTCACCACCTTCTTCTTCACCTCGGCTGCCACGGCGAGGTTCACCTGTCCCTTGTAGACCCCAGCCAGGATCTTGTTGGCGTTCGCGAGGTCACGGCGAAGCTGCGTCACGCTCAGCTTCGGCTTGCCGTGCATGCACTCCACAGTGTGGGTATCGCGCCGCTCCAGATCTTCCTCCAGCATGCCACGCATGCTCTCAATACAGAATTGCAGCATTTCGAGCTGGTCCGCGTTGAACTCCATCTCCCAAGTTGCGTTCACATTGATACGGCTATAGTCGCCGCCCTCCCGTATGGAAAACGAATATCCTCTACCCACTTACGCTCCGATCCGTCGCACGACTCGGCCACCCGATCAAGGATCGGCCGTGCCATGCGGGCGACATGCCCGTCGCCAGGGTTACGCTTGCGCCACCGGCCATGGTTGACCGCGACGTTGCACGAATCGCAGGAGTCGAAGTCATAGCCATGCATCTCCGACTGCGCCCGCATCATGTGAATCCAGGGTCGCATCAGACTGTTGCGGATGGTCGCCCTGTTGATCGCTCGCATTGCGGTGCGGATACGCTTGTGCCACTTGGCTGTGCCGACCTTGGCGTACTGCCCGCTGCTGCCGATCGCGACATGCTGCCAGCCCTCGCACAGGTGGCGTAGGTAGCCCAGGCTTTCGTGCATGTGCCACACCGGCATGCATCGGTAGTTGTCGAGCATCCCGACGAAGTCGTTCATCAGCTCCCAGTTCTCAGCCTCAGTCCCGCCGATGATGTCGGGGATCACAGCCACAGCCTGGGGGCAGCGGGCCATGATGCCGCCGGCCCACTCAGCGAACCTCTCCCAGTGATCCCAGCCCAGGGTTTCCCCGTTCTGCCACGCAGAGAACGCACCGTTGTCGAGGAGCAGGATGCCGTCCTCTGCCACCAGTTCGATGGCTTGGTCGAGCTGCCGGCCCAGCCGGTTGCGGTGGTAGTAGCTGAGGCAGAACGACTGACCCCGGAGCTGTTCGAGCAGCGGGGCAGGGTTCAACGGCAGGCCAAACACGACTCGCTTGTTCATTCGTATGTCCTCACCTTGTCCCATGCAGCCAGGAAATCGAACCGCGTCTTCGGCGGTATAAACATCCGCACGACAGAGCGGGCATGCTGCATCGCATCCCGCTTCGTGCCGTGTTGGCAGTTCCTCATCCCAGGCACATCGACAATCCACTGCACCCCGTAGGACACCGTCGGGTTTCGCCACACCACAACGTCACCCTCAGGTGTCGTGTGCCTTGCCACCTCAGTCATCACTCGCCCCCCTTCTTCACCACAGCCGTACCTTCATGGCACTCCTGCCCGTCGATCTCCAGCCAGATCACCTCATCGCCACGACTGCCGCCGTCCTTGAACGCACACGCCGGATTGACGCAGCAGTCCTCGTACTTGGCAATGGACTGAACACACTCGACATGGCACTCAAGCTGCCGTGTCCGAACCAGGGCGTTGATGATGCCGATACAGTCGTCTGCATCCAGCACCGTCGTCTTCCCGTTCTTTGTAAAGTGAACAGCGATCTTGCTTTGTGCGATCATCACGCACCTCCCTTAACGCCGAACGCCTTGTTGATCTTCTTCACTGCCCGCAGCATGGGCTTCGCCATGTCCGGGATGTGATGATGCTGACCGGCCTGCATCATCAGAAGCAGGCCAGCCATCACTGCCCTCGCCTCGTCAACCGTCAGCTCCACGCTGCCACGCAGCACAGCGGGGCCGCTCTTCTTTGCCAGCTTCAACATCACTCAGCCTCCAATCTTGCAAGTAGCTTCTCCGCATCCTGCCACCACTGGCGGGCCGGATAACAATCGATCCCATGGTTGTCGCAGTCCGCCTCGACCGCACTGACTGCATCGGACCCACGCCGCAGCAGTTCGAGCAGCTCAGGGGCTGACGCGATCAGCTTGGCGTTGTCATCGCACCGCGGCTGCCGCCACGCCCGCAGCTCGCAGACCACATGGTCGGCGTCCGTCAGGGTGCGGTACTCAGGTGCGACGATCTGCACGAAGTTGTTGACCGTCTGCCCGACAGCCCATGGTCCAGGTGTGTGTGCCATCACTCGTCCTCCTTTGTCCCGCTATGTCGCGGGGTCAACTCTCCCCAGTGGGCCTCGGCATAACGCGCCGCCGCCAGCACTGCCTCCCGATCCTGCTTCTCCCATCCTTCCGGCCCAG